CACCGCAAGATGAACGGGAAGGTCTGTACCTACACCCTCGGTCCGTTCACACACTCCGACGGGACAGGGCGCGCCGCGCACTAGGTGTTAACTGCGGTTATCGCTAGTGCTTGCAAAAGTATCTACTATCACAGGTAGTGGCGGGTTTCTGGCGCAGAGTGCTTCTCGCCGACGACGCTCCCCCCGGCGTCGAGGAGCGTGCGAGTTACTCCATTGGCGACCCCGCCCTTGCCGAGTTCCTCGGCCTCCAGGGCTCGACCCTGGCCGGCGTCACCGTCAATGAATCGGCCGCCGTCGGCCTCACGGCTGTCTATCGGGCCGTGTCGATTATCTCGGGGACGATTGCCGGGCTCCCGCTTCGTTCCCTCCGGACCTCGGGGGACGGGGCGCGGGAGCGTGTAGAGACTTGGCTGGACAACCCGGCCGGGCCGGGGTCGGACCTGACCCAGTTCGAGTGGGTCGAAACGGTCATGGTTCACCTGCTGTTGCATGGCAACGCCTACCTGTTGCGGGTCTACAACGGCGCCGGGGCGGTGGTCGGCCTCTCCCCGGTCCCGCCGTCGGCCGTGACGGTGAAGCCGATCCAGACCGCCGAGGAGCTGTCCAACTACGGCGGCCCGGACGGGGCGTTCCGGAAGTGGTTCACGGTGTCGCTGGCCGACGGGTCCCAGCGGGACCTGACCCAGGCCGAGCTGGAACACATCCCGGCCCTGTCGACCGACGGCCTGCGGGGCCTGTCCCCGATTGAGGCCCACCGCCAAGCGTTGGGTACGGCTATTGCCGGGGACCGGGCCGCGGCCCGCCTGTTCGGCTCCGGGCTCCTGCTGGGCGGGCTGGTGTCCGGGGACGATGACCTGGCCCAGTCCGACGCCGAGGAGGCGGTGGCCGCCCTCAAGGCGAAGCTGGCCGGCTCCGACCACGCCGGGGATATCGCCTTCATCAACGCCCGGCTCAAGTTCACGCCCTGGACCATCCCCCCGGTGGACGCCCAGTTCATTGAATCCCGGGTCCATCAGATTGAGGAGGTGGCCCGCATCTACGGCGTCCCGCCTCACCTGCTGGGACAGACCGAAAAACAGACCTCATGGGGTACCGGCGTGGCGGAACAGAACCGTGGGCTGGCCCGCTACACCCTCATGAGCTGGACCACCCGCCTCGAACAGCGACTGTCGCGCCTGTTGTCCCGCCCGACCACCGCAGAGTTCGACTATTCCGGCCTCCTCCAGCCGGCGCCCGAGGTCGAGATACCGCTCCTCCTCCAGCAGGTTGACGGCGGGCTCCTGTCCCTGGATGAGGCGCGCCGGGTTCGGAACATGCCCCCGGCGCCCCCGGCCGCCGTCGACACAGGCGGGTCGCTGGTCGACAAGGTGAACGCCGCCACCGCCCTGATCCGGGCGGGGTTCGACCCGGTGTCAGCCCTGGCCGCCTGCGGCCTGCCTGCCGTCACCCACCTCGGCCTCCTCCCCGTCACCCTCCAGAAAGAGGAACAGTTCGACGTGGAGGCCGACGCCGCCGCCGCCGCCCTCGAAGGCTCCGACCCGGTGCCGGCGTGAACCGCCTCGGCGTCGAACTGCGGGCCGCCGAGGTGGCAGGCAACAAGTTGACCGGCCACGCCGCGGTGTTCGGCCAGCTCGCCGAGATTCGGGGCGGCTGGGAGGCCCTGGCGCCCACCGCGTTTGATGAGGTGTTGGCCCGCGATGAGGACGTGGTTGCCCTGCGCGACCACGACCCGAGCCTCCTGCTGGGCCGTACCCGGTCGCGGACCCTGCGCCTGTCGACCGACGCCGACGGTCTGGTGTTCGAGGTGGACCTGCCGGTCACCGCCTACGCCGCCGACCTGCGGGAGCTGGTGCGCCGGGGGGACCTGGCCGGCGCGTCGTTCGGTTTCATCCCCGGCAAGGACACCCTCGGCCACGCCCCCGACGGGAAACAGCTCCGGACGCATACGTCGATAGCCCGCCTCCTTGACGTGTCGGTCGTGTCGAGCCCCGCCTACGACGGGACCGACGTGGCCCTGCGCCATGTGACCTTCGACCCGCCGCCCACCCGCCTAGCCAGTCAGATCATTCGGGCCCGCCACCGGGCTCGCTATGCGACCCGGAGGTAGTCAGTGACAGTGGACGAAATTCTCGCCGCCCTGCAGGCAATCATCGACGGAGCCAAGGCCGAGGACGGGACAGAGAGGGACCTGACCGACGAGGAGCTGGAGCGGTACAAGGAGCTGGAGGGGCGGTTGGAGATGGCCCGCCAGTCAGCCGAGATTCGCTCCCGCCAGAAGGCCTACACCGCCCCGGTCCGGTCGGACCTGCATGTGCATACCGCGACCCGTACCGAGGTCGACCCGCAAGAGCGGGCGTTCGAGCAGTATCTGCGGACGGGTGACGCCCCTCCCGAGCTGACCGAGTTCCGGGCCCAGTCCACCGGGACGAACACGGCCGGTGGCTACCTGGTCCCGACGGGGTTCCGCAACAAGCTGATTGAGCGGATGAAGCAATTCGGCGGGATCGGCGAGGTGGCCGAAACGATCACCACCTCGGAGGGGAACACGATCAACTATCCGACCGTGGATGACACCGCCAACGTGGGTGAGATCGTGGCCGAGGGTGGCACCTTCGCGGCCGGCGCAGACCTGGTGTTCGGCACCCGGGCGTTGACGGCGTACAAGTATTTCGCGGGCGGGGCGGGCAACCTGCCCCTCAAGGTGAGCTGGGAGCTACTCCAGGACGCGGCGTTTGACGTGTCGAGCTTCGTGGCCCGCAAGCTGGGGGAACGGATCGCCCGCCTCCAGGCCGTCCACTGGGCCACCGGCACCGGCACCGGCCAACCGCAGGGTCTGGTCACGCCGATCACCACCGGGGGCGCCATCGCCTCCAACGCCGTCGGCCCGACGTACGCCGAGCTGTTGGCGACGGTCAACATGCTCGACCCGGCCTACTGGTCCGGGGCCCGGTGGGTCATGAATTCGGCGTCGATGGCAAAGATTCAGGGTCAGCTCGACACGACCGGCCGGCCGATCCTGAACGACTCCACGCAGGGCATCAGCGGCGACCCGGGCGGGTCGACCCTGCTGGGCTACCCCGTCACCATCGACCAGGCCATGCCGTCGATGGCGGCCGGCGCCAAGTTCCTAGCCTTCGGGAACATCGCCGAGGCCTATGTCATCCGACGGGTCAAGGACGTAACGCTCGTCACCCTCAATGAGCTGTACGCCGCCAACGGTCAGACGGGGTTCATGAGCTGGGCCCGCGCCGATGGTGCGGTGCAAAACCCCAACGCCGTCGTGGTCCGGACCGCGGCCCCGTAACAGGAGGAACCAATGGCCCGCAAGAACGCCGACGACCAGCCCGCCGAGGACGCCACGTCCCCGGCTATCGAAGCCATCGACCCCCGCCAGGTCGAAGCGAACCACCTCACGTCGACCCCCGAGGAGGAGGCCGACGCCCGGGTCGCGGAACGCCCCAATCCCAAGGACGACCCGGCCGGACCGAACGACGTGTCCAACGTGGTCGACCCGTCCGACCCGATGACCCTCACCGGCCACGACGCCGAGCCGGGGGAGAACGGACAGTAAGTGGCCTACGCCACGTTGGCTGAGCTGAAAGGGTTCGTGTCGATCCCGGCGGGTGACACCGCCGACGACACGACCCTTCAGCTCGCGCTCGACGCCGCCGCCGCCCAGGTCGACCAGTTCTGCGACCGGACCTTCGCCGCCGACGCGGCGCCGACCACCCGCTTCTACACCGTCACCGACACCGGCCTCCTGTCGGTCGACCCGATATCGACGGTGACGGGTCTGGTGGTCGCCACCGACGACAACGCCGACGGCACCTACGAGACGACGTGGACCGTCGGGACAGACTTCCGGCTGGAGCCGATCAACGCCGCGGCGTGGGGGGAGCCGTGGACGCGGCTGGTGGCGTTGGGCACCCGGTGGTTCCCCCGTATCCAGTGGCGGCCCGGCGTGAGCGTGACGGCCCGCTTTGGGTGGCCGGGCGGGACGCCGCCCGCCCCGGTGAAACAGGCCGCCCTCCTCCAGGCCGCCCGCCTGTGGAAACGCAAAGACGCCCCGTTCGGCGTGGCCGGCTCGGTGGAGTTCGGCTCCGAGGTGCGCCTGTTGGCCAAGCTGGACCCCGACGTGGAATCACTCCTGCGGCCCTACCGTCGGAACTGGTGGGTGCTGTAGTGCCCCTCGACCTGAACGCCACGATGGACGCCCTCGGGGTACGCCTCGCCACCATCGCCGGTTTGCGGGTTTTCGACTACCCGCCCGACGCGGTGAGCGGCCCGAGTGGCGTCATCGCCTACCCCGAGGCGTTGGAGTACGACCAGACCTACAACGCGGGGGCGGATCGGGCCACGTTCCCCGTTCACGTCCTCACCGGCAAAGTCTCGGAGCGGGCGGCCCGGGACCGGGTGGGGGCGTTCGTGGCCCGGGCCGGGGCCTCCAGTGTGAAAACCGTGTTGGAGGCCGACCCGACGTTGGCGGGAGCGGTCGACTCCCTGCGGGTGGCCCGGGCCACGTTCTCGACCATGACCGTCGGCGGTGTCGAGTACCTGGCCGCCACCTTTGACGTGGAGGTCTACGCATGACCAAGCGATATAAGGCGACCCGCTCCCTCCACTATGTCGCCGACGACGGCACCGACCGGCTCGTCGCCGAGGGTGACTGGGTGGCCGACCTGACCCCGCAGAAAGAGGCCGACCTGTTGGCCGACGGGTTCATCCGCGAATCCCGAGCAAAGGACTAGGCGATGCCCTTCACTCACGGCCGGCTGGCGTACTTCAAACTGGCGACCTCCGACCTGTCGGCGTTCATGGACTCCATCGACTTCGACCACGGCTCCGACGTACACGAAACGACCACCTACGGAAAGACCTACAAGACCCGGGTCGGTGGCCTCAAAGAGGGGTCGTTCTCCATCGGTGGCCTCTACGACTCCACCGCCGTGACCGGCGTGGAAACGGTCATCGCCCCCCTCGTCGGCACCGTGGCCCTGTTCGAGTACGGACCCGAAGGCAACACCGCCACGAAGGTCAAATACTCCGGGTCGGTGGTGGTCGAGAAGTACACCCACTCCGCGCCGGTCGGTGACATGGTGCGCTGGAAGGCCACCCTCCAGACCACCGACACCGTGACCAAGGGCGTGTTCCCATGATCGACCGGGATGCCCTGCTCAAGTCCCGCCTCGCCGAGCGGGTCGTGTCGATCCCCGGCGTCGGCGAGGTCCGTATCCGGAGTCTGTCGGGGTCGGAGGTGGCGAAGATACCGGAGTACAAAACCGACGTGGCGGCCGGGGAGGAGTACGTCCTGTGCCGGGCCGTCATCGACCCGGTGCTGACCCCGCCCGACGTGCGCGCCTGGCGGGAGGCCGCCCCCCACGACGAGCTGGCCGCCGTCCTCACCGCCATCTTTGAGCTGTCGGGGTTGGGGGAGGAGGCCCTGAAAGAGGCGGCCAAATCCTTTCGCGATGGACAGGGAGAAACACCTTGAGTTCGTCGTGGCCCGCGAGCTGGGCATGACCGTCGCCGACCTGCGCGACCGGATGAGCCACCGCGAGCTGGTCGAGTGGTCGGCGTTCCTCGGCCTCGAAGCCCAACACCAGGAGATAGCCCTAAAGGAAATGCGTGGCCGATAGCACCATCCAGGTTCGGGGCCTGCGGGAACTGCGGGGCGCCCTGCGTGAGGTCGAAAAAACTCTCGGTCCGGAACTGAGGAAGGGGCTCAATGAGGTGGCCGAGGTGGTTCTTGACACGGCGCGGCCGATGGTCCCGACCCGCTCCGGTAAGGCCCGCTCCTCCCTCAAGGCGGGGTCGACCGAGAAGGCGGTTCAGATCAAGGCCGGCGGGAAGAAGGCGCCCTACTGGGGATGGCTCGACTTCGGTGGCCGGGTCGGGAAGAACAAGAGCGTCAAGCGGCCGTTCATCCAGGATGGCCGTTACATCTATCCGACGCTGACCAAAAAGCGGCAGGCCGTCGAGGACAAACTCTTTGAGGTCATCGACCGGGTAACGGCGGGCCTCAGTGGCTAGTCGCCAGTTCACCTTCGAGATGGTGGCCGACTCCAAGAAATTCGAGTCGGGGATGAAGAACGCCTCGGCCGCCGCCGAGGTCGGCGCGGAGAAAATTGAGGACGCGGCCAAGAAAGCCAACCGCATGGGGGACGCCCTCGACAAAGCGGGCTCCGCGGCTGACAACTCCGAGTCGAAGTTCATGGGCGTGTCGGACGTGGCATCCGGTATGGGGGACCTGCTGGGGATCGAAGCCCTCGGGCCCATTGCCGCCACCGGCCTCGCTCTCGGGGACCTGTCGGGCGGGTTCGCCCAGCTGGCCCCGACCATGAGCGGGGCCATCGACAAGATCAAGAACCTGTCGGTGGTCACGAAAGCCCAGTCCATCGCGCAGGCCGCCCTCAACCTGGTCATGAGCCTGAACCCCATCTTCCTGGTCGTGGCCGCCGTCGTCGCCCTAGTCGCCATCTTCGTCGTGGCGTACAAGAACTCCGAGACGTTCCGGGACATTGTGGACGGCGCGTTCCGGGTGGTGAAGAACGCCATCATGGGTGTCTACAACTGGGTCAAAGACAACTGGCCGCTGCTGCTCGCCATCCTCACCGGGCCCATCGGCATCGCCGTCTACACGATCACCCGCCACTGGGACACGATCAAAGAGGGGTTCACCGCGGTCAAGAATTGGATCGGGGACCGGATCAGTGACGTGGTTGGGTTCGTGACTGGCATCCCGGGGCGGATCGCTTCGGCCGCGTCGACCATGTGGGACGGGATCAGCGGCGCGTTCAAGGCCGTCATCAACACGATCATCGGATTCTGGAACGGGCTGGAGTTCAAGATTCCGGGGTTCAAGATCGGCCCGGTCGGCTTCGACGGGTTCACGTTGGGGATGCCCGATATCCCCAAGCTGGCCGGGGGCGGGTTCGCCGCGGGCGGGTCCCCCTACATCATCGGTGAGCTGGGCCCCGAGCTGTTCGTGCCCCGCACCTCGGGGACCGTCATCCCCAACGGGGCCATGACCGGGGGAACCACGAACATCTACCTGTCATCGCTCGACCCGGCCGGCGCCGGGCCGCTGGTCATCCGGGCCCTGGACGAATACGAATCCCGTAACGGTGCCCGTTACGCCAGGGTCTGACCGATGACCCGGCGCCGGCTGGCTGACCGGTCCGAGCTGGCCGCCCACCTGGAGTGGGCCCGCATCGCCATCCGAGACCGCCACCTCGACGCCCGCCTCATCCTCGAAGCGTTGGTGGACGCTATCGAAGCGACCGCCGCCCTCACGCCGGGCCCGCCCCGCGAACCCGCCCCGCCGTCTGACCCGGTGGCCGGATGATTCCCGGGCTGACCATCCTCCCCGAGGTGGCGTTCTCGTCGGTGGCCGGCGGGCTGGGCTACCTGGTCCTGGACGACGCCACCCTCGGAAAGCTCAACACCGGCACGCTCGGGACCGAGGTCTACGCCGATGTGATGACCTGGTTCCAGGGCGGGAACGTCAAGCGGGGCGTATCCCGCTTCGACGGCATCTACGGCCGGGCCGAGGCCGGGACCATGCAGATCACCCTCGACAACACCGACCGCCGTTTCGACCCCACGAACCTGGCCGGGCCCTATGTGGCGGCCGGCGCCACCCAGGTCAAGGCGGGGCGGGCCATTCGCCTCCGGGCTATCTGGGCCAACGTCACCTACGACCTGTTCCGGGGGTTCGTCGATGAGCCCCGCCTGACCTACATCCAGCGGGGCCCGGCCGCCGTGACGCTGACCGCCACCGACGGGACCGCGGCGGTGGCGAACTACGACCAGAACGGCGGGGCCACGGTCGGCACCGGGGAGAACACCGGGGCCCGGATCAACAGGATTCTGGACAACATCGGGTGGCCCGCCGTCGAGCGGAACATCGCGGTGGGTCGGACCACGGTGCAAGGGACCGACCTGTCCGCCAACGCGTGGGCTGAGATTGTCCTGACCTCCGACACCGAATTGGGGGAGGTGTACTTCGACGTTGACGGCCGGCTCACGTTCCGCAACCGCTACGCCCTGTCCACCGACGCCCGGTCCAACACGCCACAGGCCGTGTTCGGGGACGCCAACGATGGGGTCGAGCTGGGGTTCACCGACGTGGAGCTGGTCGCCGACCTCAACCAGACCCGCAACGTCATCCGGGCGGGGCGGGTCGGTGGCACCCAACAGGTCGTAGAGGACGCGTCCTCCATCGCCGAGTACCGGCGCCGGTCCTGGCAACGGACCGACCTGTTGCACCAGACCGACGCCGAGGTGGCCGACTACGCCCGGTACGTCCTGTCGCTCCTCAAGAACAATGAGCTACGGATCGCCACCCTCAAGGTCAACCCGCTGGCTGACCCGGACCGGCTGTTCCCCCACGTCCTGGGCCGCAAGCTGGGGGATCGGGTCACGGTCAAGTTCACGCCGCCCGGGGGCGGGACCCGTATCTCACGCGACGTGTTCATCCGGGGGATCGACCATGCCATCGGCCTCGCCACCTGGGAAACGACCTTCGCCTTCCAGGACGCCACCAACAAGTTCCAGTTCTTCGTCCTGAACCACGCCACCCTCGGTGTCCTCAACGACGACGCCCTGGCCTACTGAAACGGAGCGGCCATGCCCTACCCCGTAACGCCGAAAACCTGGGTGGCCGGGGACATATTGACCGCGGCCCAACTCAACGCCGAATTGCGGGACGCCCTGCTGGGCGCCTTCCCAATCGGGGTCGACGCATGGACGGCCTGGACACCGACGCTCACCAACATGGTGCTGGGCAACGGAGTGGTCGTGGCCCGCTACGCCAAGGTCGGCCGGGTGGTCCACTACCGCTTCACGTTCACCCTCGGGTCGACCAGTACCGTCGGGTCCCCCCCGTCATTCACGCTCCCCGTCGCCGCCGCCGCCGCCGTCACGACCGCCATGAGTATCGGCGACGCCCGCCTCACCGATGCGGGGACCGCTGATTACCGGGGCGCGGTGTGGCCTACGTCGACCACCGTGGCGAAGCTCATGGTTAACAACGCGGCGGGGACCTACCTGGCCCACGCCGACGTGTCGACGGTCATCCCCCACGCGTGGGCGGTGTCCGACGTGATGGCCGCATGGGGTACCTACGAAGCGGCGGCCTAGTGTCCATTTCCCGGGAGTGTCAGGCCATCCTCGACTATGTGGAGTCGACCGGCCTGCCCTACCGCGTCACCGATATCACTGGCACCGGCCACGCCCCGGGGTCGTACCACTACGCGACGGGGACCGGAGGGGTCGGCCTCGCCGTCGACCTGGCCGGCGTCCTGCCCGGCGTCACCGCGATCACCGCGGCGCAGATGGTCGACCTCTACCGGGCCCTGCGGAACGTGGCCCCGCAACTGGCCGAGCTGATCCATGCCGGGCCGGGGATCACCCAAGCGGTCAAGAACGGCCGGCTGGTCGACGGCCCTGCGGCGTTCGGGCCGGCCACCTGGTCGGACCACCGCGACCACATCCACGTCGCCGTTCCCCGCGGCACGTTCCTCACCCCACTGTCACACCCTCTGCGTACCCTGGAGGTACCTGTCGTGCCGGATGACCCGAACCTGCCGAACCTCCCCGACATCAAGTGGTTCATCCCCGTCGTGTCATCGACGGGGGAATGCACCGGGTATTACATCGTGTCGGCCGATGGTCAGCTTCACGCCTTCGGGCCCGGCGCCAAGTATTACGGCCGGTCCGAGGTGGTCCGCTAGGTGCCGGGCTGGGTCCAAGCCGTCCTGTCTGCCGCGGCGCTGGTCACCGCGGCGGGGGTCCTGTGGGCCAAGGTCCTCCACCCCCTCATCCGGGCCGCCGCCACCGGGGAGGTCATGCTCCCGATCCTGCAGGAGCTGACCGTGAAGTTCCGGGACGTGCCGGGCATCTTCGACGTACTCAAAGATATGGCCTCGCAGTTCCGGACCGACAACGGGTCGAGCCTTCGCGATGTGGTCAACGCCCTGGAGGCGTCCCTGGCCAACGTCCATAGCACTATCGAAAAGGCCGAACACCGGGCCCTGGCCGCGGCGCAGTTCCTCCAGGTCGGTTTGGACGTGGACCGCAAGATGGACGAACGGGACCGGGAGCAACTGTCCCGCATCGTGCGGGAAATGGACCGCCTCGCTGACCGGCTCGAACGCCTGGAGGAAGGCGCCGAGGTGGTGGCCGACAATCTCGCCGTGGCCAAAACCGCCGTCGAGGGAGTGGCCGCCGACCTCGCCGCGGCCCACGACCGGGCCGACGATTCGGCCGGTCCGACCGGCGCCGCGGCCGACGCCGCGGCCCAGACCCCCGAGGTGGCCGGATGACCCAGCTCGAACGCCGGGCCGACCCGACCCACCCGCTGACCCGAGGGTTCGCCCTGGTGGGCATCATGCTCTGCGTCTCGGCGGTCAGCCTGGTGGCGATGGTCGTGGCGATGGTTCGCCTCAACGCCTTGGTCCAGGACAACCGCCGTAGCTCCGCCTACATCATCGAATGCACGACCCCGGGCCCCGCCCCGCCGCCCGACACCGGGCACCGGTGCTTCGACGCCGGCCAAGCCCGGACCGGGGCGGCCATCCGACAGATCATCGACGCCCTGACCACCGCCACGACCAGCCGATGAGCGTCGAGCAACAGCCCATCCTGTCGGCCGGCCCGGTCGCCACGCCGGTGCTGCGGACGGGGCTCCAGGCCCTCTCCCCGGCCCTGATCCTCCAAGGCCTCCAGGTGTTCGAGGTGTGGCACCTCACGGCCGAACAGGCGGCGTGGCTCATGGCGGCCGGCACCGCGGCCACCGCCCTGGGTCAGAACCTGTTCGAGCGGTGGCGCCACCGCAAGCTCATCGGCCGCCCCGTCCCGCCGCCGCCGACCGCCT